AGCTTCAGCACCATTACGTGTTTGGTACCTTCGGTTGCAAACCATGAACCCTGGCTGAACTTCTGCTCAGAAATAGAACCAGGTGCCGTGATACCGTTTAGGTTCTGCACTGAACCCATAGAAAGGTTCTGTGCTTGAGCGGGTGAGTATGAGGCGGTGCTACAGGTGATGCCGTCGTGTAGAGAGTGCCAATCATTCGTTGGTACACTCTTTGCCTCCCCATAGTAAACATCATTCGTGCCGAATGAGCTACCACCAATGCCGCGAAGAGTTGCTTGACCTGCGCTCTTGTACTTAACACCATTATCCCAGAAGTTATTGTGTAAGTAAACACGCTCGAAGTCGAACTCAATTCGAATCAAACCATCTTCGGCTTTGATGCCGCGAGGACCGTTTTCAACAGCAGCTGTACGCTCAATGAACTTAAAGCGATTGCCTGTATTGAGGTTGCCGTTCTTAATGAACCGCTCGAGTTCAAGGGTACCGTTTGCCGGTAGAATTAGCGAGACACCTTCAGTAGCGTCTTGACCATCAATCTCGATATGAACCATTGCACGACGGCTCTCAAGATTACGCAGGTAGATTGTGTATTCACTACCGAATGGGAGATACACGGTGTCCTTCTGCTCACGAAGGACTTTTCCAGCCACTTTAATAGCGGCAACGAGCTTATTGCTATACATCATTTTCTTCCTTTCTACTGCGCACCGTCTAAGCGCATAGTTAAGTTAAAGACGGTTGGTTATCTGCATTGCACAGACAAGGTAGTTAGGCGACGTTGTTCAAATGATATGATTTAAACAAAGCTATTGTACGCGGAATATACTCATCAACTAATTTCACAAAGCGCTGTGGTGGTGAATCTGCTACTGAAATAAGAATGACAATCTGGCGAAGCCTTACATTATACATTTCATAGGCCATCAACGCATACGCTGTAGCCTGAATGAAATAGTTCTCAATGTACTCTTCTTTCTTTTCCGTTCTTGACGTTTTGAAGTCAAGAACAGTTCCTAACCCATTGTAACTACACAATAGATCGGTACGTCCTGCAGTTTTGAGTCGATGTGAGAAAAGGGGAGTTTCAATACCATACACCGTGTCGACGGGTTCAAGCAAAGGTACGAGCGCCCTGAACGCTGAAGCAACTGTGGGTACGCATGATGCAAGCGGTACCGGTCTTCCAAGGAGATATTCCTCGGCCAGTCCGTGGACAGCTGTTCCATGAGTTGTTGCGCGGGTGCGGATTCGATTAGCCTCTTCAATTCCGACGCGCTGCTCCCATTGTTTAATTCCGTCTTTGCTAAGAGAACCAAGCACGGTGGTGACTGATGGGTATAATTGACCGCCTGGTACTTTATAGTGCCGGACGCCGTTAATACTCGTCTGTTCAATCTCTTCAGTTGGCGGAAAAAGCTCATAGTTCCAACTCTTTTGAAGGGTTTGTTGGGAGGCCAACATGGCCTCCCTAAAGTTACTCATAGATTGCATTTGACTCTTGCTTTGAGGTACTCGCGTACGAACTGACTACGAACTACCATATCCACATCCTTAAACTCGACCATAGACATGGTATTCATGTGCTTACCGATCTGGTATAAGAAGTCGTAGCAAGTCTGTTCACCTTTAACAAGGTCGCTTTGCATCTTATCACCACAGAGAATGACCTTTGAGTCTTCGCCGAGTCGTGTCAGAATGCCGTGAACTTCACGAACAGTTAGGTTTTGGACTTCGTCAACGATAACGAGAGAGTTCGACCAGGTAGTGCCTCTGATGAATGATGTAGGATGAAATTCGACAAGTCCAACCTCTTTAAGATTGTCCCATGATTTGCTGAAAGGGAATAGTTCATTACAAATCTGTCGATACGGTTCTTCGTAGACTCCGATCTTATCTTCGAGCTCACCTGGCAAGAAGCCAATATCGCGCACAGGCACAATAGAACGAACAACGATGATCTTATCATAGACATCCCTATTAGCTAGCAGCGATGAAAGGGCGAGGTAGAAAGCAAGGAACGTCTTGCCTGTACCAGGATATCCAAAGAGTGAAAGATTATTTTCTTGACTGAACCAACAATTGAATGCATGTTGTTGTATATCATTAAGAGGGGTAACGTGTTTAAGATCGTGAATCGTAAACTTTTTTCTAATCTGGGGGCCCTGTTGTCTCGCCTCACGCTCAGCTTGAATGCTATGTACGGATGCTTTTTGCTTCATTGCAACTGTGCTACGACGTCCCATTGATACTCCTTGGGGTTAAGGTGATTACGGGACGCGTTAGCGTCCCCGCTAAGCATCATAAAAAGTATTACCAGGTGTTGATAGTGCTCTTGTAGTGATTTGATTTAATCTTCTGTAGCACTTCTCTGAACCCAGCGTCAGGTTTTTTTAAACCTAGAAGTACTGGATCTCCTAGCAGTGGCACCCCAGCCACTTGAGGTTCGAGGTCAGGGTTATCCTTTAAGAAGTCATCACGGGCACTGATGCCCATAAACTTTTCAAACTCTTCTCCTGTAACCTTGTTCTTGAATTTATATGTTGGCATTACTCTTCCATTTCATGGAGATCGTAGGCCTTCGGCAACCAAGCGCGGCCACCTCTTGCACCCTTGGATTCGCGACGATCTAGTTTTTGTTCTTGAACGCGGCGGGCAGCTCTATAATGATGACCGTTCTTTTCGTCGAATGAAAGGTCACGCTTGAACGTCTTTTTCTGCTTGCTCATTTTCCTTGGTCTCAGAGTCACGTGGTGGGAGTAGGCCCGGGAATGCCTCGGCTACAAGTCTGTACGAAATAGACTTGTACGGCATTTTTCCGTCCTTGATTGCAAGAAGCAATACTGCATCATCCTTATGGATGGTTTCAAGTAATTCAACGAACATTACTTCACGCTTCAACTGACGCAGTGAATCATATCCTTGATTACTAACAAAGTATTGCAGTTTGCGATAATCACGACGAAGTGCACCGTGAACATCAAAAAACTCTGAGGGTTTATATGGAGGGTTACCTGGAGGTAGTAGCCACTTAATGTCCGGGTGAAAAGCGATCTTTAGTACCCAGATTAGTGCAGGTGTTGTATTGTTGCGAAGAACTGTAACCTTGTCTTCGAACGTCTTGGCTTTTGAAGCCTTATCCAGTATTTCAGAAATAGATAGGATCATAGTTTAAAACTGGTCAATCTCCTGGATGAGGAGTTTGAGTTTTGAGTTGATAAAGTAGTTAAGCATCTTATCACGGGGTTTGTTCTTCTGCTGAAGATAATGATTAACAATTTCACTCTGAAGATCTGATGGTGTTTGAGTGAGGTCGATCAGCCGTCGATTACGCACATAGTTAGGCGTATCGCATGTTGCATGATCCTTACCAATCCATTCCTCAAAGAGCTTAGCAGTGACTTTCTTCTGACGAATACCGTCAACAAGGCTATTGTCCACGGAGAAAATGTTAGGAATACCGTCACCAGTATCTCCACGGATAATATGTTCACGAAGAAATTTCACAGGATCATCGGTGCTGAGAAACTTATCTCTAATAGGATCGTATTGCTTAACACCTTCATAGCGCTGGAGTTGAACAAAGTCACCATCTCCTGATACGATCAGAATTTTTACAGCGATCTTAGCACGTACAAGAGTTGCAATAATGTCGTCGGCTTCAGCCCTATCGATTTGAATCATCGGATAGGGCATGAACTCCATGAACTCATCACGAAGGGTATTCATGCAATCGAAGAGACTCTGCCAGTCAAAATCAGACTGTTTACGTGCTTTTGCACGATTAGCCTTGTAGAACGGAAACACATCCTTACGCCAATAGTGGCGCCCATCACTAGCAATAACCAGTTCATCACCATACTCGCTCCTAAACTTATTTCGTAGATAACGAATTTGGTTAAGAACCATGTGACGAACTAGATTGATTTCGATGGGAACATTGGTATGTGTTCCCACCTGCGCCATAATGTTACTGATAATGACTTGGTTGAGATCCAGGATGATCATAAGGTTACCTTTAAATAGCTGATGTTAAGCTATTTTAGGCTACTTTATGAGACTGAGCCAGAGCCGACAACAGCTGAATCCATTCTTGCGACCGGTTGAGCATATTAAACGAATGCGTTGCATATGACTTGATCTGGAACCGCATGTTGGTAATCGCAGTTGGATGGTTCATATGAGCTTCGATAAGCCCGGCAAGATTACCGTAGAAGACATTAGCATGCTTTTCAATGTTTTCGTCCATTTGGTAGCACACCGTTAGTCCAGCTGATGTTTCACCGAGAGCACCAAGGTTACTATGCACCGGAATAGTACCAGCAGACATTGCTTCCATCAACGCAATACACGACGTTTCAACCCAAGTCGAAGGATATGCGAAGATATGAGCATCCTTCAATGCATCACGGACAGTTTCATTCGGAGCAGCTCCATGGTAGGTAACATTAGGCTGATCGCGTAGAAATTGAAACAACTGCTCATACTGAGCATCGCGTTGTGGCCATCCATACACCCGAAAAGACGAGAATACATCTAACTCAACTGGGTAGCTTTGCGAAAGCGTAGGCCAAATGCCGGCAAGAATGTTTAAGCCACGGTGGGGTGTCGTATGGTAGATCAGCTTGACTCTATCTTTTACCGGCTTCTCAAAAGGACAATCAATAGTGTCAATGGCGTTTCGAACGACCATACACTCACTCCACTTCAACCCGTAGAAGTCCATAAACTTTTGCATCTGCCAATTACTAACGAAAAGAATCTTGGCAAATCTCTTCCGGCCTTCCTCAGAGAGGGTCTTTTGGTACATCGGATCACCGGGCAGATCATGTACGTACAATAGTTGAATTTTACTGTTATCAACCATACCCTCGTCGTATCGAGAGAACCAGATCTGAAACTTTTCTAGAAGCTCTCTAGGTACAGCGCTGTAGATGCGCTCTTGCATCATTTCGGTGCCGCCCTTAGCATTTGCTTGATCAGGGTGGCGTGTCATTAGATCTTCGTTCATTCGATTGAGATAAAGTTCTTGAGATTAAGGGATCGCCATTCTTTCTTTTCAAGATCGAAGACGGTGAGGATGTCAGGGTTGTTCTTACGAACTTTCTTTTCTTTACCTTCGGTAATGTCATCGTCTTTCTTGACGATGTATTCATCGATGATATTTGCTTCAAGAGTGGCTCGCATGATGCGAGTTGTACCGTCAACCTTCAAAAAAGTGATCGTATGGGCACCTTGCCGCAGCTGGTTTACGAGACTTTCTCTTAGCGGCTGCAGGTTCAGGTTGCTTTCGTTTTCGTTTTGACTCACGTTTCTTCCTTTCGGTAAGGAGTTGAAGTAAGGAAGTATAAAGTACTTTGTCCTTGTATACTATTTTTCTAACCCAGAGAACATAGGTTTTTTCAGGATTGATTGACATTCCTGTTGCAACACGTTCAACAAACCATTGTTTTGGGTCACCTTTGACCTCGAACGTGTATGGAAATGCAACATCCCCTTCATACATTGACATAGTACAAAGGGGATCGGCTTGCATAATAACTACTTTATCGTTCTCTTCGTACTTTTCCTGTAGAAAAGAGACGATATCTTCTACTTTCGGTGCTTGGCGAGTTTCCATGATTCCTTTGATAGGAGTGTGATTCTTGCTCGCTTTTCGTCGTAAGTTACCCAGAAGGGCTTGCCTTCGATTTCTCTGATTTCATTCCCGGTCCACAATTCGAGTGCTTCGTTTGTGAACGTATTGATAAACACTGACTTGTGGTAACCAGGCGCTTGAGGCCTGTTTTTCATAGTTGTGCAATAAGTTTGTAGATTCGGAATCGGAGATAGTGGTCACACATTGCGTACGCCCTATCACCCTGTATGTTATACACTCTTACGAGTTTTGAGTACATTTTACCGATGGGCGTATCGTCAAGATGGTCGTTCTTTCCTTTCACCCACATCTGGTAAAAACCTTCACAAGCTTCCTTCAAATCAGCCGGGGTTTGAAAGTATGCATTACCTTCCTGCGCCATGATGTGCTGTTCCTCATCATTGAGCATGTGAATGGGAATGCTCTCACTCAGGGCGATAAAGTTATCAGTAGCCACATTCATACTCCTTTTCCTCCAGAGTACCGTCTTTATGAACAATGACAATAAACCCGTAGCTACCGAAAGTACGTTCGATAACATTCACTTGGTTCAGTGAATTGATCATCTCATCAAGAGCGACAAAACCAGCAGGTGCTTTACGACCCATGACGACATTCGTTTCTTCATCAGCGTCGTCGTACGAGTACATGCTAGTAATGTCTTCACCGGGCATGTTAGTTGCATAGACTTCACCCATGCTGAAAGTACACGGTTCACCGTCGTTGAATGACGGAGTATAGCCGCCAAACACGACCTTATCGACACCGGCTTTAGCTGCTTCTGGTCCGTTCAGCCATTCAACGGTCGCCTCTGTGATGATTTGCTTGGATTGATCAACCAGTTCGTTAACAGCTTTGACGATAGTGGCGACGCGTTCTTGAACGTTCATAGTTTAATCCTCTAGACGGTTGTGTTGAAGGGGCTTACTGATTGTAGTCTTCATCGTACCTGACATCCAACCTTCCATAGACATATTCTTCAGATAGTCTTGAACGGTTGGAATGAAACCGAGATCTTCGATGATATGCGCCTCGGCTACATCACGAGGTGAGTATTCCTTTCCATCACTATTCAAACGAACATGACCGAAGAGTTTCTCGACCATGAAGCAGCCGAAGGCATTATGCAAAAGAGCACGGTGTCGAATATCAGGGAGAGCAGCTTTGGATGAGTCAATGAAGTCGTGAATGTCAATGTAGTCCTCAGCCTTGCCTCCGAACTTCTTGACACTGATCTTGGCATGAATATAAGGTTTCACTTGTGATCCTTTTCGGAGCTATACGGAGGAAAGCCGAACCTTACACGCAGATCATCTGGCCAAATGTCGAGATCCTCGGCCATTATACTGCGGCCACGCTCGTATAACATTTTAG